ATATTGTCATTAACTTTATCGTTATCCACAATTTGTACTAAATCCCATTCTGCTAATAGATTAACTATTGTATTACGCCGTGCTGCATCATTATCTGAAAAATTAGATGGTTTCCCATCTAGCATGAACAACTCTTTAAAATGTACTATGTAATACCGACTTTGTTTATGAAGAATGTGACAACTCTGATATAGTGTCTTATCTTTCTTGGATGCCACACCAATTCTTGTTAAAGTCTCTTTTACTTTTAAAAAATCATCAGGTTGTTTCAGCTTAATTTCAACGAGCGCTTCGACCTCTATACTCATTTAACTCCTTCAATCCACCTGTAAATAATTTTTGCTTGAGAGTACGTAAGTCCTCATCCGTGAATATATCAACGACTTCCCTAGCTTTTTGCAAGGAGTAACCATAATATTCAACGATAAGATCTATGGCTTCGTACTTCTCGGCTTTTAACCATCGACCAAATCTGTTCTTGGGTCTAATGATATTTAGCAAATAGTGGTATTGAAGCTTGTTATCTAGAAACGGTCTTACGTTCATTTCGTTAGCATGAAGCGCCGTATCAGAGGTAAAACTTAATGTTCTATTAATTAAAAAGGGTTTATAATCCCGTTCTATATGACCATCAGGATCATCTTGTAACAAATCTTTTTTCTTATAGTTTATATCTTTTACAAAATCAAATGGATTCATTGCCATTGTCCTTCAACCATTACTTCGATCAAGCATGCGGTTAGATTGATTTGTTGATCTGCTGCGAATGCAGATTTATATTGATAATCAGCCAATAATAAAATAATTGGTGGTAATGTGTTAGGTGTTAAATGTTCATGTAAATTATCATATAACTGTCTATATATGTTTCTTGGATCTGTATGACTTGAATCATTCACCCATTTACGAACCTTTGTAAAGTTCTTTTCTTTTAATGCATTGATAAGAGCAAGAAAGTTAGCGTCGCCCAATTGACCGAGAACCCCACTGTCAATACCACCTGTAGCACTATAACGTTGTAACTCATTTAATGTCCTTCTAAAATCTGGATAATATCTCATTATTAATTCAACGAGAACCTTTTCATTATAGTTAACATTATTCTCGTCAAGGATTTGCTTTGTTCTATCTAACATAGATTGAGCAATCGCAGGTGCATCCTTTTTATCTATCTTAAATTCAATTACAGAACATCTAGAATGAATTGGTTCAATAATCCTATGTAAATAATTACATGTAAAAATAAAACTACAGTTTTCAGAGAACTGTTCAATAAATCCTCTCAAGGCTGGTTGTGTAGATTGAGGATTTAAATAATCTGCCTCATCAATTATAACAACTTTTCTACCACCCAGTAATGAAACACTACTACAATAATTTTCTAATTTGACTCTCAATAAATCAATACCAGATTCTTGAGAACCATTCACAACAAGATAGTCAGAACCAATCTCCTTACACATTGCTTTCGCAATTGTTGTTTTACCAACACCAGGTCCTCCAGTCAATAATAGATTAGGAATATTTCCTTTTTCTACAAATGATTGAAATGGATTCTTCAGATGATCAGGAAGAATACAGTCTGCTACCTTTTGAGGTCTATACGCCTCAACCCATAATATATTATCTGTCATAATCCTTATACTGTCTGTTCAGTTGCAATCCAATACTCAAGTTTCTTTTCTGTGTTCTTAAAATGTCCGAGACCCTTATTTGATATTTTCACATCATAAGTCCCTTTCATCAATTTAAGATTTTCAAGTTTGAAAATCATTTTAAAATTAGAATCAGAATTACCCAAGTCAACTGCATAACTATCGACGGATGTTTTGGAATCAATTGCTTGCAATTTAATCTTTCCATCTTTTGCTATAACAGCAATTTCTGGTAGACTCATAACTGAAGCTGCTCTCATAATAGAAACGAAATACTTCTCTTCAAGTTTAAATGAAGCTTCCGGTTCTGGCAACTCAATATCTTTTGCAAGAATCTTTTTTTCATTTTCAAACAAAGACATGTTGGCAAATTGATATTCAGCTATCTGATCTCCAGCTGTATAATTATTTGCATCAACACTTGATTGAACTTTTACAGACTTTTCACTAAAGTCAAATTGTGGCTCAACGAATAAAGAAAGAACACCCAGAAACTTATTGAGATCATAGATCGCAAAGTCTTGTGGGAACTCTTGTCCGAGTTCTGCTTTTGCCATTACATTTGTCTGTTCACTAACTGTCTTAATGACTTTACCTTTTTCGATAACCAGGCTTTGATTAATCTCAGCAAAGTTTTTTAAATATTCAACAGTCTCATTATGTATAATCATATTTTCCTATAAATGGTTAGGACTTTTTGAATAATCAGGTTTCCCTGACTTCTTATCCTCCTTGCGTTTTTTCGACGCGAGTTTTCTACGTTCTTTTCTATTCATTCCCTCTGCAGACTTTTTCTTTTTTCTGTCTTCTAAGAAAGGTCTATTCTCAGTATCATATCCATGTGCGGCATATTCCAATGCACCCATATCTGGTAAGTTACCGGAGAATACATATGTTCCAACATGGGATAATTTCATCCAAGGACATAGAAAAGTTTTGATATCTATCTTATGTGCTAATTGACAGAACATATAATCTTCTGATAGATAACGATCGGAATTTTCCGATCTACCTTCACCCATCCAATGATCATTATCAATAATAGTATCAAAGAATGCATGAATGTATCTGGAACCGTCAAAGTGTTCTGAACGGTTATGATCTGGTTTATATCGAAACTTAGGATATTCTTTTGCGAACTTTTCTAACACTTCACGTTGAAGCATCATAAACCCAGTTCCTATTTCCAAAGCTTCTACTGGTTCTGATAATGAAATAGTTTGTTGACCTCCTACTGGATTGAAAACAAAATCACCTGTAAATCTTTCAAGCGTCATTGGATCATCATCAGCTAATCCTTTATCAACAGCATTACGAACCTTCTCCCAAGCAATACACTTCTTAGGATATATACCACCAATGATTGGTTTCGTATCATCACATAGCGCTGCTAGTGTAAGAACATAGTTAGGATCGAAATTAATATCTGCATCAATGAACATGAGATGTGTATAATCAGATCTCAAGAATTCATCAACACAATAATTTCGTGCTCTTGTAATTAAGGATTCGTTGAATAGATAAAAGAATTTTAAATCGATTTGATATTTGGTGGCTGTGGTTGCTAAGTCACAACAAGCTTTCGTATACATTCCACTACACATTCCACCATACATTGGTGTAGCTACAAAAATCTTTTTCTTTCTTAACTCAGCAATTGGAACTTCGATCTGCATTCACTCCTTTCATATTAAATAAACAGAAAACGTTATCATCTATTTATATTATAGACGATAACGTTTAAAATGTCAAGGACTATTTTATTTTTATTCTTCTTTTGCTTCTTCGGCAGGTTCTTCATCTGTTTCAGGGGTTGCTGTGGGATCTACTTTACTCCATAGATCCATAAAACCATTTTTAGTATCTTCATCAAAACGATTGATCGAAAATTCGATCGCTTTCATCTTGTCTCTGAATACCATATATGAATTACAAATGTTTACCAAACGACGTGTTGAGATAATCTCATCAATGCCACCGTCATCATAAGTCCTACGAATTACATCGGTCCACTGCACTAAGTGATCAACAAATGTTTCATCCTTGACTTCATAATTTGCGAGGATCTTGGTAATAATCTTTTTCTCTGTTGTCGCATTTGGATAATCTTGTTCGAACGTTAATGGGAAACGATCAAGGAAAGCTTCATTAAGAATGTTTGTTCCAATGAATCTTCCATCCTCAGATCCTTTTCCTTTAGTATTCGCTGTCGCAATAATATTGAATCCAGGTGCTGGTTTAACAAGTCTGTTAATCTTCTTCAAGAAGATGTCTCCACCTTCAAGCACTGGTTGTAGACACATGATTTTATTTGATGCAAGGTCAATCTCATCAAGAAGAAGAATTGCTCCTCTTTCCATTGCAACGATAACAGGTCCATCTTCCCAAACAGTTTCACCATCTTTAAGAGTGTAGTGACCAAGTAAATCATCCTCATCAGTTTCAATTGTAATATTGACTCGAATTAATTCACGTTTACTTTTTGCTGCTGCTTCGAAAACCTCTTTGGTTTTCCCCATACCAGAAAGACCAGTAATGAATGTTGGAATGAACATTCCGGAATTTATGATTCTTACAAGTTCTGT